ATCTGCGTTTAGCGAGTGAAATGGTGAGCATTGCTGTTGTTGGAGACGACTCACTTGTTGGTTCATGTTTGGACCTTTCGCTTTACGCGGATGACATCGCCAGAGGAATTGAGTCTTTCGGACTCAGCGCCACAATGGCCACGACATCGGAATTGTGTGACGTCACCTTTTTAGGGATTATGCCATACCTCGTTGCGGGCCAGTTGTACTGGGGACCAACCATTGGTCGGCGTCTGTATAAGGCGTTCTGGCAGGCCGATCCTATCGGCAATCTACCAGCATGGACCAAAGGTGTTGCTGAGCAACTAATGCAGTATGCCAATGTGCCGATCTTGTATGATTTGGCCAAACGCATTTCTGAGTTGTTGCCGAGCACCCCGGCAACCAAATTTGTGGTGGATGAGAATCGGGTGTGGGCAACCATTAACCATCAAAATCCCGTATGGGATCGGACTACGGTTGATTGGTTGTGCGCTCGTTTCCGGAAGCAGGGTATGACCCCGGAGATGATCTACCGCGATATCAAAACCATAGGGAGAATCGAACGCCTGCCTTGTGTGGTGAGGCTAGAGACTCCTTTGATGGCTGCGATCGTGGAAGATCTGTAGGGGGTTATGGCTCTATTTCTTGGGGGAATGGTTTCTGTAGCTTCGGTAGCCACTTTCGGATTTCACCATGCAGAATACCATCAGTTTTCAACGGAGCAATCCCTTACAACAGAAGACAGGGGTGGCGCGTGCCATGGCTTTGCCGCACGAATTCGCACCGTCACGTCTGCCGTCTTTTCCGGCCCTGGAGCGCACGGCGGTGCTTGGCTTTAACCAGCCCGGCACTCTGACCACTGCCACCGGTAGCCATAAGGGAATGTTGATGCGTCAAGCGTCTTATCCGTTGTGGGTTGAGCAGTTGCAAGCAGCCGCAGATATGTGGGCGTACACTGTGTTGTACGAGGCAGGTGCAACGCGCGCACCCACTGCGGGGGTCTTAGATCTGTCGAACGGCAGAGTAGCGGAATGGTTTATGGGCAATAATGCATCGGCTGACGCGGCTTTTAAGCCTGCAATTACCGGTGCTACTACGGCCCCAATGACCTACCCGCTCTTCGCCGTGGATGCTGCGACAGGGCCCTCTGAGTGGGTATTCGTGCCGAAGAACTGCTTTGCAACTCTCCAACTGGGTCCATCGCTGGGCACCACTTTTTC